AGTCGCCGGACTCGCAGTTTGAGATGTTCGTGCGGCAGAAGGGGCGGCGGATTGCCATGGGAACGGGCGTGAGCTACGCCAGCCTGACCCGTGACGCGAGCCAGGCGAGCTACAGCAGTCAGCGCCAGGAGTATCTGCAGGATCAGGACGCATGGAGCGTGGAGCAGACGATGCTGATCCAGCGTCTGCACGAGCGAGTTTTCGCCGAGTGGCTGCCGCTGGCGGTGCTGGCCGGCGCGGTGCGGCTGCCGGACTTCGAGCTGCGACCGGAGCGCTACCTGATGGCGGCGCAGTGGCAGCCGAGGGGATGGCAGTGGGTGGACCCCAAGAAGGAGGCCGAGGCGAACGTGATTATGGAGGGAGCGGGCTATGTGAGCAAGACCCAGATCATCGCCAGGCTGGGGACCACCTACGAGCAGATCTTGAAGGACAAGCAGCAGGAACAGCAGCTCGAGGCCCAGTATGGGGTGCGGCCTCAGGCGCCACCGATCCGACCGGATCCGCCACCGGAGGACTCGCCAGATGCCTGACCTGACACCGACCGCCGGGATGCGCGAGGAAGCGCAGCGCTACCGCGACTGGAAGGCCGAAGGCCGCCGCGGCGGGACAGCCGTGGCCGCCAGGCGTGCGGGGCAGATCCTGAGCGGTGAGCCGCTGTCTGAGCAGACCGTGATCACCATGGCCGCATGGTTCGCCCGGCACGAGGTGGACAAGCAAGCCGAGGGCTTCCGGCCGGGAGAGGACGGCTACCCCAGCCCGGGGCGTGTGGCATGGGCAGCATGGGGCGGCGATCCAGGGCAGCGGTGGGCGAGTGAGAGGGCCGATAGCATCAAGGCAGATCGCAGCATTGCCGGGATGGAAGATCAGGGGGCCCGCCCGTATCCGAATGAGCATGCCGCGCGACTGGTGGACCCGGATGGGTTCGATAGGTTCCGCCGCCAGAACGACGCCGGGGGCGAGGGGGTGGACTTCATCTACGGCATCAAGGGCGACGATCCGGTGGTGCTGCAGGCGATCCGATTCGATGCCGAACGGTTCACCCCGGCGGAGGCGCGGAAGTGGCTGGACGACCACGATCACCAAGCGATCCTGTTTGAGGAAGCGACGGGGGAGCGTGAGCTGACGCCAGACATGACGGTGGCGCAGGGGATGCTCTACGAGGCGCTGGAGGAGATCACCGACGAGGTGGGCCAGTTCAGCCAGGCCGATGCCCACTACATGCCCGAGAGCCCGTTCGTGGGGCAGGGGATGGTGTGCAGCAACTGCGCGTTCTACCAGGGCCCGGCGGCCTGCGAGGTGGTCGAGGGCGAGATCGCCCCGGGCGCACTGTGCAAGCACTGGATCATCCCGGCGAGCAAGCTGAGCGCTGAGCCTGCGGCCCCGCGCCAGCTGGCGCATGGTGAGATGGAGCGGTGCTTTGGGTCTGGCGTGGTCCGCCGTGAGCTTGACGTGGCGATGGCTCCGGAGGCGATCGAGGACGGGATCCGGTTCACGTTCAGCAGTGAGTCACCGGTGGAGCGGTGGTTCGGCAGTGAGGTGCTGAGTCACGCCCCTGGCGCGGCGGACCTGAGCCGGCTGAACAATCGAGCGGTCCACCTGTGGAACCACGACCGCGACGTGGTGCTGGGTGTCGTGACTGGCGCTGAGATCGGCGCCGATCGCCGTGGTGTGGTGACGACCCGCTGGAGTCCGAACACCAACGAGCGCGGGAGTCAGGAATGGAAACGCCGGCAGGACGTCGAGAGCGGGATCACGAGCAAGGTGAGTTTCGCCTATGAGGTGCGCGACGCGATGGACATGGGCGACGGCAAGATCCTGGTGACCAAATGGGCACCGCTGGAGGTCTCCACCGTGTCGATCCCTGCCGACGACTCGGTGGGGCATGAGCGGCAGCTGCAGGCCAGCGCTGCCGATCTGGTGGCGCTCACCCACGAGCTGCAGCGGGAGCGTCCGGCTGCCGCCCCACCGGAACCTGAACAATCGCAACCCTCTAGCATGGAAGAGCATGTATCGGCCCCGCCCGAAACGATGACCGTCGAAACCCAACAAGACGCCCGTTCGGCCGCTGAGGTCGAGCGTGAGCGCATCAAGAGCATCAACGCCATCTGCCGCCATCACGGCATGCCTGAGGGCATGGCCGACGACCTGGTCGACGCTGGCGCTTCCGTTGACCAGGCCCGTGAGCAGGTGCTGGGCAAGATCGGCGCCCGCAGCCGCGAGCTGCAGCCCGGCGGCCTGCACGTCGAGGCTGACGCCCTGATCGGGATGGATCAGCGCGACCTGAAGCGCTACTCGATGATCAAGCTGCTGCGGCACATGGCCGAGCCGACCAATCAGTCCCTCCGCGATGCCGCCGGCTTTGAGCTGGAGTGCCACAACGCTGCCGAGGCCAAAGCCGACCGTGCCGCCAATGGCAAGTGGGTTCCGTTTGACGTGGTGGTCGCCAAGCGCGACCAGACCGTCGGCAACTTCGGCAAGGGCGGCGCCCTGGTCGGCACCGAGCTGCTGGCCGGGTCGTTCATTGATCTGCTGATCAACCAGTCGGCCCTGCTCCAGTCCGGCATCACCACCCTGGCGGGCCTGACCGGCAACGTGGACATTCCCCGGAAGACCGCTGCATCGCAGCACTACTGGGTCGGCGAGGACGTTGACGTCACCAACAGCGACGCCACCTTTGGCCTGATCTCCAGCACCCCCAAGACCATCGGCGTTCGAGTGCCGGTGTCCCGCCGGTCCCTGATCCAGACCACTCCGGACATTGACACTCTGGTGCGCCAGGACATGGCCGAGCGCATGGCGCTGGGCGTGGACTCCAGCGGCCTGTACGGCACCGGCTCCAATGCGCAGCCGCTGGGCCTGCGCAACGTGACCGGCATCGGTTCGGTGACCCTGGGCGGCGGCGCCTCTCAGGTGTACCCGGCCAACCTGGGCAGCGGCACGCACGACTCCGGCGACTGGGCCGACTACATCGACCTGCGGGCAGCCTGCACCGCGGCGAACGTGAACGTGGGCAGCGCCCGCTACATCATGAACGCCATCACCGAGGCCGGCGGCATGAAGACCCTGCGGGCTTCGGCTGCTGGGTCGGACTACATCGTCTCGGACGCTGGCACCATCGGCCGCCATCCGGTCCTGGTGTCCAACCAGGTGCAGACCAACGACGTGTTCTACGGGGTGTTCTCCGATCTGGTCCTGGCCACCTGGAGCGGCCTGGATATCGTCGTGGACCCCTACACCCAGTCGGCCAAGGGTCAGGTGATCTACACCGTGATGCAAGATCTGGATTGGGTGTGCCGTCGGGCCGCCAGCTTCGCCCTGGGAAGCTGATGGCCTGGATCATCCTCCAGACCGCCTGCTGCATTGCAGGCGAACAGTGCCAGCCGGGACCTGATCCAATTCAGGTCTCCTCTGCCGATGCCAAGCTGCTGATCTCCCAGCAGCTTGCCCTGCCGGCGGAGGCGCCGGCCCCGGCCCCGGTCGAGGCGCCGGTGTGCAAGCCCCGCAACCTGAAACCCCCCGTCGCTGACAAATGACCATCCAGAACCTCGGCGGCAAAACGACCGCCTTCCAGCTTCACGCCTGCGCCGTCGTGGCCCTGGCGAGCACCACCGGCGCCGGCCAGGTCGGCGGATCTGCCGCCACCGTGGACCTGTTGCCCTACGAGGGTGACGTGACGTTCTCCCTGGACCATGCCGCAGCCGGCTCTGGCGTCACCCTGACCGCCAAGATCCAGCACAGCGACACCACGACCGCCGGCGATTTCGTCGACGTGACCGGGGGTGCGTTCACTGCGGCTGCCGCCAACACCGCCGGCTTCGCCACGCTGACGCTGAATAGCGACATCCTGCGCCGTTACGTGCGGGTGCTGTTCACCACCTCCGGCGGCACCAGCTCCGGTGCCGTGAGCGCGATGGGTCGGGGTTCGGCGAAGTACCTCTGATCGATGATTGACGCAGACCTGGATCTGCTGTTCAGTTTCGGCGCCAGCAGCGTGACTGCGGGCGCCGTTTCTGGTCTGGGGCTGCTGATGATGCCCGGCGAGATCATCGCCGACGGGATGGTGCTGACGACGGACTATGAGCTGACGGTGAAGACCAGCGAGTTCGGCAACCTGCAGTACGGGACCGGAATCGTGGTTGACGCCGTGCCCTACACCGTGCGGAACGTGATGCCGATCGATGACGGCCGGCTGAGCATCGTGCGGATGCAGGCAACAGCGATTGAGAGCCCGGCGCCCTTGGGCCCGTCGGTGCTCGAGGGCGACAGCGTGGACACCGACAGCGAGGTGGTGCTGGACGGCGGCACCCCGAGCACGGTCTACATCTACGACAACGTCATTGACGGAGGGGCACCATGAGCGAACGGATCACCAGGCTGCGGATGCGCGGCGGCACGGCAGCCGAGTGGACGGCGGCCAACCCGGTGTTGCTCTCCCGTGAGTTCGGCATCGAGACCGACACTCGGCGCCTGAAGATGGGCGACGGCACGACCGCCTGGGCCAGCCTGCCGTACTTCCTCGCTGGTGCTGACGTGCGGGGGCAGGTGAGCCGGCTGACCAGCTATCAGATTCCCTCCGCGGCCCAGGGGGTCTACCGGGCGATCGGCGCCACCGGCACGCTGGACACGACCACAGCGAGCGGCCTGGTGCTGGGCACGACGGACACGATGGGCCTGCGCAACAGCAGCGGCAACACCGTGCTGCTGCGAGTGTCGGGATCGGTGGAGGCGACGGCCGGGAACAACATCCTGGCCCTGAAGCTGGCCGTGAATGGCGTCGTGATCGATGCGACCGAGACCCATGCGATCCACGGCGCCGGCGGCGGCGGCCAGGATGCGAGCCTGAAGACGACGTGGATGGTGTCGTTGCCGGCAAACGGCGAGGTGTCGATGCACCTGGCGAATCTGAGCGCATCAGCCAACATCACCGTGACCAGGGCCCGGCTGGTGGCGAGCCAGGTGCATCTGTGAGGGCCGCTAGCATGAGGGCACAGGAGGCGCGATCATGACCCTCGGCGCAACATCAGGGTTTCTGACCCGCGACCTGGGCACCCTGACCAGCGCCGGTGTCGGCACAGCCCGCGAGAGCACGGGCGTCGACCTGACGTTTCAGGTGGTCGTGTCAAGCATCGGCACGAATGTGGTCGTGGCGTTTGAGGGCAGCCTGGATGGCACGAGCTACGGCCGCCTGAGCGATGGCGTGGTGGACAGCTACACGATCACCGCGAACGGCACCTACCTGTACCAGATGCGCGGCCCGGTGCGGTTTGTGCGGCTGCGGCTGGTGAGCGTCACCGGCGGCACGCCGAGCGTGACGGGCACCGTCGGGACTGGTCGATGATTCCGGACGACTATCCGATCACGGTGGCCCAGGGCGGCACCTACCAGCTGGACGTGCAGCTGCTGGACAACGTGCGGCCGGTGACGCTGACGGCCGGCAGCGACCTGATCGGCCTGCGGTGCCATGGATTCGTGGCAGGCGACCTGGTGGGCTTCCGATCGGACGCCGGGACGTTCCCTTGCGGCATGGCCGGGGTGGCGGGCTACTACGTGATCAGCAGCGGCCTGACCAGCGATGCGTTCAAGGTGAGCACGACGGTGGGCGGCGCGAGCATCGGGATCAGCCCGATCGCTGAAGACCTGACCGGCATCGGCTACGAGGTCGGCAAGGCCGTGAGCCTGGTCGGTGCGACGCTGGATGCTGACGTGAAGTCCACGATCGACGGCTCACTGGTCGCATCGTTCACGGTGACGCCCCTGACCGCCGCGGCCGGCACGCTGCGGATGAGGCTGGCCCCGGCGACGACCCTTGCGATGCCCGCCAGCGACCAGTACGCCTACGACCTGAACTACCAGGTGGGTGGCGACAGCTACTACCCGATGGCTGGCCAGCTGACGGTGCTCGGCACCAGGAGCCGCCCATGAGCGCGAGCGTGATGGAGCAGGGCCGCGCCGGTGTGTCGGTGTCAGTGCCGGGGCAGCGAGGCCCTGCCGGGATCATCCGACGCCGGACGGTGGCCGGCACGAGCTACACCCTGACGATCGAGAATTGGAGCGAACTGCTGGTGTTCACCAGCAGCAGCACCGTGACCGTGACCTACCCGGCGGGACTGGGGGCCGAGTTCGAGTGCCTGATGC